GCTCGCGCAGGCGCTCTCGCCGGTAACGGTGAAGCCGTTGCGCAGGACCAGCACGCAGAAGGTGAGCAAATACGTCGAGTCGGCGGCGCGAATGATTTTCTCCACTCCGGGCGACACGCCATGANTNNNTCCACTCCGGGCGACACGCCAACTGCAACGGCGGCATCCCCGGCATTGAGATATATCTCGTGCACGATGTTCGCCTCGATGTCGTCCGGCGTGATGCGCGGCGCGGTGAGGCCCTTGGCTTGGATTTCCTGCTCGATTTGCTGGTCGTTCATGTCAGAGGATCTCGTCCAGTTCTTCGAATGCGTCCGGATCGACGCGGGCGATGATTTCATGGTCCGAGAACAGGCAGAAAAGGGCGGTGTCCTCGGTGCCGGGGATCTTGCGCTCGAAGCGGTCGCCGCCGTACTTGGGAATACGCACCAGATGGCCCGGCTGCGCCCACACACCCTCGGGCCACAGCCGGCCGGTTTCGCGGTTGCGGAACGCGATCGGGCCGATCTGGATCACCCGGCCCAGCTGGGTGGTCACCTTGTTGAATTGCTTGGTGTCGTCGACCAGAATGAGGCCGGATGCGGTCTTGCTACGGACGGTGCGCAGCTGCACCAACACGCGAGTGCCGAGCGGCACGACGCCGGGGTTGACGTCGGGAAATGCCTCTTGGAGGCTGGAAGCTGGAATCATTTCGATTCTCCGAGTTGTGGCGGCCCGGTAAAACTGGCTGCGACGACGGGACCATTCGCCGCAGCCTTGGATCTTAGCGCTCTTCGCGTGCTTCGAGAACTGCTTCGAGTTCTTGCATCGCTTGCCGCAGGCCGTGAATCCGGCCCTGGAACACCCCGACCTCGTACATGTTGTCGAACCGGGCATTCGACAAGTCAGTACTTTCATCCCGGATGCGTTGGTGCATCCGGGCGATAAAGGTCGTGATCAGTACATCTTCGCTCATTTGGCGCAGGAGCAGCCGCCGGACTTTTTGGCCGACTTCTTGGCGGCCGGGGCCGGCTTCACCATGCCGCCACGGGCGTACGCACCCTGCTCGCAGCTGTCGCCCATGGCCATCCGCTTGTGCTGGTTAATCTTCTTCGACATCTTTGCCATTTTCGCCTCCGTTGGCGTTGTTCATGAAAGATTGTACCACACCTTCAATCAACTGGCGATCCTGATCTTGCTGGGCAATCATCAGCTGAGTGTCGTTATCATCCGTATTTTTCAGGATTTCAGTACGGAACCGGGTGTCATTGTCCTCGCGATTCTTTTGCAGCTCGACCTGTTGTGCGTGCGCCTTGGCCGTCTGTTCGGCTTGCAATCGCATCATCTGCAATTGCTCTTCGAATTGCTGGCGGGCGGCACGCAACTGCTGGTCAAACGAGTCGGCCGCGGCTTTCATTTGCAGCCGCATCGCCTCGACCTGCTGCTCAGCCGCTGCCTGCTGCTGGCGCAGCTGGATCTGTGCTCCGGCCTGCTGCTGGCTCATCATCGCCCGCTGCTGCTCGATCTGGATCTCGGCCTGATCGCGAGCCGCGCGGCGCTGGGTCTCGGCCTGTGCGATCTGGATGCTCGCTTGCACTTCCGGCGGCATCGGCTGCGGCGGCGTGCGGGCGGCGAGCGCCTGTTGGATCTGCTGGATGCGCTGCAACATCGGCTGCACCTGCGGCGCGAGCATCATATTGACCTGTGCCACCAACTGCGGCGCCGCGGAGTCGTCCGAGAGTCCCAGATTGCTGGCCGCCTGCATGTACGCCACCGAGTGCAGATGGGCGATGTGCACCCCGACATGGTTCAGGATGGCCTCGATGACCGGCGGCGGCACGAGCGGGTTTTGTAGCACCCACGGCGCGGAGATATACTCCAGGTGTGCCGCGATGTGCGCCATGTGATCCTGCTCGATCACCGGTTTGATGGGCTTGCCTTGAATTGCGACGTGGTTCTCCGACACCGGATCCGAGGTGAGCGGTTCGGGCTGTTCGGGCAGGATCTCGTCGGGCTGTTGCACGTGCATCAGTTGCAACATCCGGCGGTAAATGCCATGGACGTTCCACTGCACCCGGGCATCCTGCGACATCTGCAGGATCGCCTGAATCTGCGCGAACCGTTGCGCCTCCGAGAAGATGTTCGGGTCGGATGCCGGGATGATATCCAGCGAACCGGTGAAGTCCTCCGGAGTAACAAGCACCTTGCCGAGATCTTCCTGCTGCATCTCAACGTCGAGGAATTTGGCGTTGATCCGGTGCAGAATCTCCAGCACTCGGGTCTGGCTGCGGTGCAGGCGCCCATGGATTGCCGAGAAAACTTTCGACCCCTGCTCGATCAGCGCCATCGCGGTGCCCACTGGCATCTGGTTGCCAGCCTCCGCGATCTTTTCCTCAGCGGTCGACACCACACCCTTTGCCGACTCGTTCAGGAACCCCAGCAGCTGGAACAATACCGGTGACGGCGGATTAAACGGCATCGGCATCGCAATCTTACGGATATCGTCGATGTTCGCTGGCGCCTCGATGTCGGTCACTTGGGTGATCGCAACCTGGGTGTTCTGCCCCACCACCCGGCCAGATTTTAGCTTGAGCATCGAGGCCGCGTTGTTGATGTGCGCCGAATCGAGCAGCGCGCGAAGCGCCCCGGTAAGTGCAGCCGAAAGCCCGCCGATTAGGTGGGGCAGCCCGATGCCGTAGGCGCCCCGCCACGGGATGAACTTGAATTCTACGATCCAGTCGAGCTTCTTGAAACTCGGATCCTGATCATCCCAATTCCGGAACACCCCCAGCACCCGCTCGGTGTGCTCGTCGATGTGGATCACGTACGGTGCCGCGGCGCCCCCGGCCAGATCGTCCGAGAGGGTGCGCCACGCGTACACCTCCAGCACCGCGCGCAGCCCGTCCTCGTTGTACGCGGTTTCCTCGGCACCCTCCACCCGATCGGTGGCGATGGCCGCGGAAGTTTGTTCCGGGGAGTTCGTCGGGGCGGCACCGCCGACATCGATGTAAAGCCCCGATTCGATCCGCTCTTCGAATTGCTGGCGGGTGACCAGCTGGCGATGGGTGACGCGGGGCGCCGTGTAGAAATTAGTTGCCGCGTACGGCACCAGAATCTCGTCGATCGGCACGAACTCCGCAACCGGGCGGCGCAGCGTCGAATCGTACCGCACCTTCATGTACTGCGAGCCGCCGAGCGGGAGCTGCGACAGCAGCTGTTCCATCTCGTCGTAGTACTCGGCCATCTGGTGCGTGAGCTGCCAGTTCATGAACTCGCGCTTGCGCTCGCCGCGCTCGATTACCACCCGGTCGAGTTCGCCCACGAAGTCAGTGCGGACCGGACCCGACGCCGGGAACAGCTCCTTGATCGCTGCCGATGCAAAATCGACCGACGCCTCAGCCATCACCGGATGGACGACGCGGGAGGCGCCATCGAACTCCGCGCCCCCGGGGGCGTCGTTGCCCAGCCCGGTGCGGCGGATGCCTTCTTCGTACTGCTCGTCGCGCTTTTTGCGCGCTTCGCGGTCGCGCTCGATGAGTTCGATCAGGTCATCGGCCACCGCCCGCAGCTCGTCTTCAGGCAGCGCTTCGGCCAAGTTCTGGTAAAAATCCTCGGTGTTCAACTCGGTAGTTTCGAGTTCCGGGATCTCCACCGAACCATCGGCGTTCTCGATGTAGTCTTCGGGCAAATCGCCTTCGCCCAGCGGGTTCATGCCGAGAGCCATATCACTTCTTTCCTTTCTTCGGGGTCTTCGCACCACTCCGGCGCGCGGTCTCGAGGGCGATAGCCACCGCTTGTTTCTGAGGCCGGCCCGCTTCCATTTCGGTCTTAATGTTTTCCGAAATCGTCTTGCGGCTCTTTCCTTTCTTCAGCGGCATGGTGTCAGCCCTCCATCAAGTACCCGATTGTACCACCAAGATCCATTCGCCGCCAGTTGCCGGCCGGTGCACGCACCACACCGCCATCAGCAAACCATTTGGGGACACTACTATAAGCTGCGTCGTCCGGCCATACTCGAATGTTTATATCCTTCATTTCGCCGCCAGTAACATAGTCCGGGATTTCGACACCGGCTTCTCGAATGCGCCGTCGTTCGTTCTCATTCCAGAGATCCGTCGATCGGCGGAGGCCGGTGTTTTCAACATCGCGTACTTCATTCCACCGCGCACCTAGCGGGTTGTTGCGAACAAAATCCTGCACAAAGGGTAGGTACTCGTCCTTCGGCCGTTTGTTAGCTTTGCCCTTGATCTGTTCAATTTTGAACGCGGGGCCGAAGAATGACGCCACCGATTGATCATCGGGGTATTTGGATAGCATGTAATCTTTGAAGGTAGCGATGTCCCCCGGTGAGGGATTTCCGTTCACGCGCCTGACCAAATCCCTGTAAAACTCGGGCCATTCGTTCTTGATGATAGGATTTTCGTCCACAGCCCCCGGCCTTCCTACCCACTCCCCGGCGGGTTTAACCTCGACCGTCACGTGAGGCTCACCCTTGGCGTCACGAAGCGAGAAGATCCGGGATTTTCCTTCCAGTACATCGGGGGCAGTAGCCGCCGACGCAGTGGCCCATAACATCGCCCTCATTACTTCAGTTGCTTAGCCAATTCGTTTGCTGCCGGATCTTCATATTCACCCGCACCCACATAGGCTGTGTTTGTTCCTTCAGGTGCCCGCAACTCCACCCACCGCAACCCTTTGGGGTTAGGTAGCTCCGGAGTGTCGGGATACTCTCGGATGGCCAATGCTTTGTTGGCGAGCTCCTGATTTGCAGCGATTTTCTGCTCTGCTCGCCATTTGTTGATAGCATCGACGTGGCGGACGGCCTTCTCCATGCCCATCTGTTCCATCTTTTCGGGCGTGAGCCAGAATTTCCGGGGCAGTCCGCCCGCCTCACCCATGAGCGAGTTATCCAGCTCGTCGGTGATGTGACTGAGCCCCAATGCGTTTTCGGGGAACGGACGGCTCCAAGTTGACGGGCCGAAATGATACACCGTCGCGGTTGGGTCTTTTTGCATCCATGCTGGAGAAACCGGAGTTGTGTACTCCGATGCCGGGCCGCCGACGATCATCTCATCAACAAGGTTCTCCCAGTACCGGCCCTCGCCGGAGGACAATGGTTCGCGGGGCTGATCGAGCATCTGTCGTTTAAGGGCCAGATCCGCATCCGCCATACCCCGGTAATCCATCAACGACTCGGGTGGCACATGGTAAACACCCTCATCGAACAGTCGCCGCACCGGATCTTGCTCGGTGCCGATGTCGCGCTTGAGGTACTTGGTTAGCGGGCCTTCAATCCAACGGTTAATAACCGCGTTGGTCCGATACATGGGGGAATTTGCAAGGGGGTTCGCTACTTCGTTTCCATACATATCATACGCCGGGCTCGGGGTATGCCTTTTCAAGTCTTGCAACACCGGCAGCAGACCCGATTCCAACCAGTTGCCACCCCGGGGTTTGATCACTCCGGCGAGCGCCGCTCCGAGCGCCCCTTTAGCCATCGCAGCGCCGGGAATGAGCATTTCGGCCATTCCGGCGAGCTCGCCCGATTCGTACGCCTCCTGAGATCCGGGGTACATGGCCGATGATTGGCTGGGTGCCCCAGCGTAGCCGCGCAAAGCTTCCAGCGCGGACATACCCCGCATGCGCTCGGCTTCAGGGTTGATGAACCGGGTACCACG